CCTGACGTTCCCAAGCAGGGCATCTCCCCCGCCTCCGGTTCCCCCTCCCTGGGCACCGGCGCGCCTCCCCAGGCCGCTCCCTCCCATACTTCAGGCGTCACCGACAACTCTGCCCAGGTAGGAGGAGCGGGCACCAATCAGAATCTCGTCTCAGGGCTGGCCTCCTCCATCAAATCCATCTTCAAGGGCGCTGCCAAGGCAATCCATGACAAGACCGCCAAGCCCGATCCCAAGCAGATGCAGCCTCAGTATGCCTGGGGCCAGTCCATCGAGTACCGCTGCAAGGCCCTCGCGGACTACTACTATCGAGAGGGCTCCTTCGAGAAGATTCAATTCGCCCGCAAGTGGATGCGGAACGCCCTCATCTACCAGGGCTACCATGAGCTGGAATGGTCTGAGATCAATGTGGCGTGGGATATCGTCCTGCAAGACAGCGGGGACTATGCGTTCCCCAATAACTACTATCGCTCGCTCATCTGGCAGGGCATTAGGGCCTATGTGCAGAACGCCCCGCTCATCGAGCCCGTCCCCTCCAATGACGATGCCGAGGCCCAGGCTGCGACCAAGGCCGCACGCACCGCCCTTGAAATCATCAAGAAGACTGTGAAGTATGACTATCTGCGGGTGCAGGAGTCCATCAATCTTCACCTCTTCGGCAACTCCTTCCGCTTCAACTATTACTCAAACGACTCCCGCTACGGCTCCATCACCCAACCTGTCTACCAGGACAGCGCCGTCATCCTCAGCCACGGCGGCTCCGTCTGCCCTCAATGTGGCCCGATGGAAGGACAATTTGATAGCTGTCCCGGCTGCGGCTCTCCCATCTCCGAGCACATCCCGCCTATCGTCTCCCAGTTACCAGGGCAGGTTGGCTCCGTCACCTATCCCAAGGGGGAAATCGTGACTGAGTGCGTCTCCCCTCTTGAGGTCTACATACGTTCTTCATCGTATGACTTATGGCACGCCCCCTTCGTCATTCGCAATCGGGTCGTTGACCGACTTGGCCTCCAAGCGGCTTACAAGGACATCCAACTGGCGCCGCTGGGAGATGAGGGCGGCGGAGAGGCCTACGCAACAGGGGGCGACCTTGGCCTCATCTATCTTCAATCCCTCGCTGACCTGCCCGGCGACCCCACCCAGTACGCAGCCTGGTACGAACGCGCCACAGCAGCCGCCAAGGCATTGCTTGTGGAAGCGTGGCTGCGTCCCTCCCTTTACTTCTTCGACAAGGAACTCATTAAGAAATTCCCTGATGGGCTGTATATCGCCAAGACGGGCGACACTCTGCTGGAGGCCCGCAACGAGTGCATCGAAGACCACTGGACGCACTATATCTACACCCCCGTCCCGGGCCGCATCTGGGGCGACGGCGACGATGATGTCATCCCCCCGCAGCTTAAGTTGGACGAGACCGATAGGCTCATCATGCGCTCTCAGGGGTACAACAGCAGCCCAATGCTGGTCATCGACTCGCAGCGCATCGACAAGAATGAAATCATCAACGACCCCTCCACCATCATCGAGTGCAAGCCGGCAGGGCGCCCCATCAGCGAGGCCTTCAGCGAGATTAAGGCCATGCCCCTGAGCGAGGAGACATGGCAATGGCGCGCGGCGCAGATGACCGACATGGCCTTCCACGCCCGCTTCTCCCCCTCCTCCGCTGGGCAGCACCAGCCCGGTGTCAATACCTATGGGGGCCAGGAGTCGATGGCCGCCAAGTCCGACAACTCCCTCCTTCCCAATATGATGTTATGGAAGACTGCCGATGAGATGTGGGCCCGGCAGGTGCTCAAGCTGGCCGCTGAGAATTGGCTCGATGAGCGCAGCAATCAGGTGATGGGCATCAACGGGAGGTGGGAGTTCGAGAAGCTGCGCGGCGCCGCCCTGGACATGGACAAAATCACAATCGTCACCCGCTGCCTCCCCATCGACCCCGCTCAACAGGATGCACTGGCACAGGCTGTAGCCTCTGGTCTACTCAATCCACAAGACCCCCGCGTCATGCGTAAGGCGATGGAGCTGTACCATCTCCCCAATGAGCTGGACTCCTTCTACGAGGACGCCAAGGTGCAGTGGGATGAGATTGAGCAGATGAAACAATCCATGCAACAAATCCAACCCGTGCTGATTCGTGATAATGACAACGTTCACATTGAAGTCTGCCGCGACTGGATGAACTCCGACGAGGGCCGCTCCCCTGAGAATCAGCCCCTGATGATGATTATTCTGCAACACGCCCAGCTCCACATTATGAACATGGCCAAGGCGGGCATGGTGCAGCAGGCCATAGCAGGAGCCTCCGGCGAGATGCAAGGCATGGGCCAGCCCCAGCAGCAGCAACCTCAACAGGGGGGCCCGCGCAAGCCCGAGGGACAGCAGGGCGGCAAGCACGGTGGGCAGGTTCCCCACAATCCCCAGGAGCGACAGCAGCGCGCGAAGAAGGCCAACGCCGCCGCGCCCAATCGCCCTCAGCCCTCCTCTGGCAATCAGCATCACGTCCAGCGCCATCAATCAGGCACAGGCGGTAATCCTGGCGCTCGTTAGCCCCTGTTTAAACGGCAACTTGACTTTAGAACTACATTTGTAATAATTAACATAGGAGGGCAAATGCCCGACGACGCCACACTCAAGGACGTAACTGTAGAGCCGAATCCCGCGCCAGCCACTACGCAGGAACCAGCTCCTGTCACAACCTCTCCTGTCACCATTCCGGTACAGGACACTGAAGCCACCGCCCTCGGGCGTGTGCTGATGGAGTCCGGCTACACTCAGGCACAGCTCACCGACCTTCTCGCGGCTCCCCAGGCCCTTCAAAGCCTGCGCCACATCATCGAGAACAATCCCTCCGAGCTGGTCGCCATGCTCGAACGCAACAATCCCGAGGCCGCCAAGCGGTTCCTTGAGGAAACAAGCGACGCATGGCTACAGCGCAACCGTCAGTTCATCCCCCCCGCTGAGGGTGGCAGGGCAGCGGACAAATCTTCGGAACTCATCTCCGAAGTTGAATCCCTCCGGTCTGAATTGAATCAGGTAAAAACGCGGGAACAACAGCGCGCCCAGCAAGCCACGCTTGCCCAGGTGCAGTCCCGCTACACCGCTCGTGTAGATGACCTGTTCAATCAGCTCCCGAAGGACCTTGGCCTCACCAAGACAGAGCAGACCGCTCTGCGAGCCTACCTTGATAAGGAACTCGCCAACGACCCAGTTGCGGTCGGCAGGGTAAGCCAAGGCAACTTTGTAGACGTACCGAAGAAGTTCCAGTCCATCATCGAAGGACTGGCAACCGACCGCAAGGCAGCCGCCGAAGCGGACAAGACAGCGCGCGAAACCGCCAAGCGCGGCGCCCACACCGAGTTCACCTCCGGTGCCAATCCCTTCCTGATCGACGTTCCTGCCGGAGCGTCCGACAGTTGGGATGCCACTGAGGAAGCATTCGGCAAGGCACTCGAACGCGCCTCTTAAGCCACAGGAGATAACTTATGGGAGCCCCCTTCAATTTGAGCGCGGCCCAGCCGCTGATGAAGATTTACTTTAATCCTCGTATTAGCAAGCAATTCAACACTGCCGCCGTCCTCTGGAACAGATATGCAGACGGCAAGGGCATCCCTGTCTCCAACCGAGGCATGGAAATCCCCACGCACCTCTCGCCCAACGCCAACTTTGATTGGTTCTCGGACGGGGGAACGCTGCCCACGGGCTCCGGTGAGTCCCTGACCTCCGCTCTCGTCGGCTTCTTCTCCTTTGTTGAGGCCGTCCAGCTCACAGGTGCTGCCCTCGATAGCGCAGGTGCTGATGCTGTAACCTACGCGCGTGCGCTCTCCTTCAACGTGAAGATGGCCACCATCAATGCCATCAAATATCTCAACATCTACGCCTTCGGAGACGGCACCGGTATCCTCGCCCTGGTGGGGGCCATCGTCACTCCCTCCACCTCCGTCAACACCACCGTCAACGTGTCCGGTTCCATCGAGGCCGCCCACTATCTCCGCCCGGGCATGACCATCGCCTTCCAGACGGGCACCACCTCCGTCGTGAAATGCACAGCCACAATCGTCTCAATGTCCAATCCTATTGAGGATGCATCCGGTACACAGACGATTGTGATTGGGCCCGCCTCCTCGGCCACCGCCCTCGCTGTTGGAGATGGCATCACCGTCACCGCAACGAGCGCCGCGTCGGACAGCTTCGGCAACGTCATCGCCGGCCTGAAGCTCATCATCGACAACGGCACCGTCGCCTCCACCTTCCAATCCATCAATCGTGCATCCATTCCGCAATATAACGCTGGGGTTATTGCGCTCTCAGGCTCTCCTGCCTTGGCGCGCGACCACTTGCGCCGCATTCTCGCCACCGTCCAAATCCTCCAGGGCAAGGTGAGCCCGGGGCTGGAGTTCATCTCCCACCCCTCCCAACTCCATGCCTATATGGACATGGGCTGGACGCTCAAACGCTTCAACGATGCCAACAAGAAGCTCGACCTCGGCTACACCGCCGTCGAGTGGGAAGGCTTCCCCTGGATCATCGACACCGACTGCCCCAAGGATCATATTTTCGCAGTCGATAGAGATGTAATGTTCAAGGTCACCGCGCGAGAACTCTCGTTCGACGATCGCACTGGTTCCATCCTGCGCCAGGTTCCATCGAGCACCGCTGGCCAGTACACCGACTCATTCGTCTCGTTCCTGATTTTCAGAGGCAACCTCGGCACCTACGTGCCGAATGCCCACGTCAAGCTCAATGGCTTGGCCGTTCCAACAGGTTACTAAGGAGAATAGCGATGCCTGAATCCATTCAAGCAGTCCAAGTTGTAGGAGTAAAGATGGCAGATGGCGCGGTGCAGCTCTCCTTCCTCGACCAGGTTGGAGGGCTGCGCTATCAAGCCGTCATCGCCAACGCCGACTTCACCTCCCTCAACACCACCGTGAACGGGGGCTCCACTGGGGCCACCGTCACCCTGGTGTACGCGGAGAACGCCCGCAAGGGCGACTACACTATTGCAGCTGAGAGGGTTTGAGCTCGGCAAAGGAGAATCGAGATGGCCAAAGAAGGACGTTCTGAAGAACTCTACGGTGCCGATCCCAAGGGTGCTGCTGATAAGATTGACACCAAGCTGTCAACGCCCGAGCCCACGCTCGACGTGCATGGCGAGTCCGACTCTCGCGCGCAGTCTGAGGGCAATCATGGAAAACAAGGATGAGGTGATAAATGGCCGCAACCTACGCAGCTCAAGCTCCTGGTGAAGGTCTACATCCCGACCTCGT